AACTTGAAGATTTTGAAGCCGAACCGCTTGGAGACGCCATTGTGAAGACCATTGAGGAAGTTGCCAAGATCATGGAAGTTAATTGGCGCACGGTCTACAGATGGAAGCGCGACGGTATGCCTGTTACAAAAGACGGATTTTACGATTTGGAAGAAATCAAAAAATGGTATGACGGAAAAGCCGCTAACGCTGATGAAGAAATCGAAGGCAAGATTTATTGGGAGACCAAGCTCAGGAAATATAAAGCGTCTTTGCTTGAGCTGGAACTTAAAAGAGTCACCGGAGAGCTTTTGCCGCGGGACGAAGTTGAAAAAGGAAGAATTGCGAGGATCATTGCGGTTAAGCGAACCTTTCTTGCCCTGCCGACAAGGCTGGCTCCGGTTTTGGCCATGAAAGAACCGCGCGAGATTGAAGTCGAGCTGTACGAAGCGATCAGTGAAATTATAGACGAATTTGCGGGAGTAAGAAATGATCACAAAAAAACAAGACAGAAAGATTTGGACGCCGGAGGAAAAACAGGCGTGGAAACGTCCGGAAAAGATAACAGTAAGCCAGTGGGCTGATCGTTTTCGTTATCTTAATCCGATTACGTCGGCCGAACCGGGTCGATGGAAAACTTCGAGGACGCCTTATCTTAAAGGCATTATGGACGCATTCACTGATCCTTTTATTGAAGAAGTAACGGTTATGGCCGCTTCTCAAGTCGGCAAGACCGAGGCTATGTTCAATATGCTGGGGTTTATTATCGATCAAGATCCGGGCCCGACGCTTGTGGTTCTGCCGCGTGAGAGTGACGCGAGAAGCGTTTCCTGCAACCGGGTACTGCCTATGATTGAAGGCTCTTATTCTCTATGCAAGCATTTACCAAGACTTTCTGATGATATAACAAGACTCGAATACCACCTAGACAGAATGATTCTATATTTTGCTGGATCGAATTCGCCAGCCGATCTTGCGTCCCGGCCTATTCGCTATCTCTTCTTGGATGAGATTGACAAATACCCTAAGTTCTCGGGCCGCGAAGCCGACCCGATCAAGCTGGCCAGCGAGCGGCAAAAGACGTTCTGGAACAAGAAGACTATTAAAGTATCCACGCCTACCACAAGGGACGGATATGTCTTCAGAGAATACGAAAAGTCGGACCGAAGCCGCTATTATGTGCCATGTCCGTACTGCGGCAAACATCAAGTTCTCTTGTTCGGCCAGATCAAATGGCCTAAAAAAGAAAAATCCACCGAACGCATTAAAAACGAACGTCTTGCGTGGTATGAATGCTGTCACTGTAATAAACGCATAAAAGATTATCAGAAAAACAAAATACTGCTTAAGGGCAAGTGGGTTCCGGAAGACGCCGAGATTGACGACGATGGAAGCGTTTCGGCGAACATCGTTAAAAGTAAACACCGGGGATTTTCGATTAACTCCCTCTATTCCCCTTGGCTTACTTGGAGCGATATCGCCGCGGAGTTCTTAAAGTCAAAAGATTATATCGAGCTGTTGATGAACTTTGTCAATTCGTGGCTTGCCGAAGTCTGGGAAGAAAAAATTGAAGAAACCACGGTTGATAAAATAAAATCCCTGTCCAGAGATTATGATCAAGGCGTCGTGCCTGATGATGTGATCGTTTTGACCGCTGGCGTTGATGTTCAAAAAGACCATTTTTATTATGTGATTCGCGGTTGGGGGTATTACGAGGAATCGTGGCTTATCCGCGCGGACCGCGTCGAGTATTGGGAAGATATTGTGGACGTTCTTTTCAAAACAGAATACAAAAGATTATCCAGCGGCGAAACTCTGCCGGTATACATGAGCTGTATCGATTCGGGATACCGCACGGACGAGGTGTATAGCTTCTGCCGTCAGTGGGCGGATAAAACAAAAGCCATTAAAGGACAGGAAGAAATCACCGGCGGCCGCTTCTATCGGGCCTCGAAGATTGACATCAATTCAAGAACTGGAAGCGTTATCCGGGGCGGTTTGGTTTTGTGGAACTTAAACGTCAGTCAGTACAAAGACAAAATCAATCGTTTGGTGACTACGCGGGATCCTTGTAAATGGCATATTTTTCAAAATCACACCGAAGAATATTTAACGCAGTTTACTTCGGAGCATAAAGTTTTGGTGCGCAATAGAAACACCGGCCGCGCCAAGGAGGTTTGGAAAAAGAAAAAAGACGCGATAGCGAATCACTATCTTGACGCCGAGGTTTACGCTGTGGCCGCGGCGGATATTATCAGGGCCTTGAACATCAGAAAAGACGATGCAGTCAAAGTGCATCAGCGAATAATCAATCAAGACAACTCCCGCAAAGACTGGATTAAAAAACGCGACGGAAGCTGGCTTTAATATGAGTAAATGGCTTGAGAAAAAAAGCAATTGGTTAAAAAATGACGCTGACAATATTAAAAAACAACCAGATGACGATTCAACAGGCGGCGAAGCGTACGGCGTTACTTTTATTCCTCTTCGCTGTCCTCGTTGCCACAGCAAAAAGGTCAGGTGCTACGCCCATCGTCTTCCGGCGAGATATCACTATTGCAGAAAATGCGGCTATCGTTTTAAGTCGATTGAGAAAGATTACGAAGAATGACGTGTACAAATATGTTGTACCGACTATTTGAAAGTAAGTATTATTTTGAGTAATATAAGGTTATAGCGCAAGAGGTCTGATCAACCTTAAAAAGCGCTCCCAATAAATAATAAAAGCTCGTTCTGGTGCACCAGCTGGAACGGGCTTTTTTATTGGGAAAAAAAGGAGTTTTTCGTGGCGCCCACAAAACAAGAGATGCTTGACAATCTCGATACCGCTATAAACACGAAAATGACTGGTGGAGCGGTTCAGTCGTATTCAATCGGCGGCAGGAATATTCAGTATATAAGTTTAAGCGAACTTTTAAAACTGCGCGATCAACTACGTAGAGAAATTACGGCGGGTAAAGACACGACCACGTACGCGAAATTCGATAATCCGAAATGAAAACTAAATTGTCAGAAAAATTTTCCAACGGCATAGATAATGTCGTTTCTTTCTTCTCCCCTCGAGCTGGGTTTAAACGAAGAATGTACCGTGAGGCAATCAACATCTCGCAGAAGTTCGGCGCCTACAAAGGAGCGAGACGCGACCGTATGCATTCGTCATGGTTGCCCCGCGGCGGATCAGCGGACGAAGCTCTGCTTCCCGAACTTGCCGAAATGCGCGAACGCTCTCGTGATTTAAACCGCAACGACGCGCACGCTTCCGGCATTACTTCAACTATGACCACCAATGTCATCGGCACCGGCATCAGGCCGCAGTCAAGAGTCGACAAAGAGGTTCTTGGCATAAGCAACAAGTCAGCGGCCAACTTTCAAAAGAAAACCGAGCGAGCTTGGAAAAGATGGCTCCCTTATTCTGATGCTGGTGAGCGTATGGACTTCTACGAGATTCAGCAGTTGGTTGACCGCCAGATTTTAGAAAACGGCGAAGCGATTATCGTTCCTCTTATGCTTAAGGACAGCGACAGGCCTTACTCTTTAGCTCTTCAGGTTATAGAGTCGGATAGATTAGAGACGCCGCCTGACAAACGAAGCGATAAGTCTATACGAAGCGGAGTTAAGATTGGCGAAAATGGCGAACCGGTCTCCTATTTTATTCAAAAGACCCACCCGGGAGATTTCAGGTACTCCAAAAGGGAAAAAAAGTTTATGGAGATACCGGCAAAGAACGAATACGGCCGAAGAAACGTCTTTCATCTTTACCACGTGTTAAGAAGCGGCCAGACACGCGGTGTGCCTTTCTTTGCCCCTGTTCTGACCTACTTTAAAGATTTAGCCGAGTACGCCGAGGCAGAGCTTGTTGCCGCACGTATTGCGGCCTGCTTTTCTCTTTTTATAACCTCTGAGGCCTCGATGGATGTCGCAGTTAATTCTGCATATGAGAAGAATGCATCCGGGCAAATAATCGAGTCGTTAGAGCCGGGGATGATCAAACACTTAATGCCGGGCGAATCGATTACCTCGTTTAATCCTCAACGTCCGGGAGCGACATTCGAGCCGTTTGTGGAACGAATTTTAAGAGCTATTTCAGCGGCCTTGGGCCTGCCGTATGAGCTGGTTGCCAAGGATTTCTCAAAGACCAATTACTCAAGCGCGCGGGCGGCTCTTTTGGAAGCTCGTAGATATTTTAAAGTCAAACAAGAATGGTTGTCGCGAAAACTTTGCCAGCCTGTGTGGGCTATGGTTTTGGAAGAAGCCTATTTAAAGGGTGAACTGGGATCGATTTCTTTTTATGAAAAAAGACGCTGGTGGACCGGAGCTTCTTGGATAGCGCCGGGCTGGGAATGGGTTGATCCGCTGAAAGAAGCCAAAGCCGCGGAAGTCGGACTTAAAAACGGCATAGTTACTCATTCAGACCTGTATTCGGCTCAAGGCAAGGACTGGGAAGAAAGTTTTGAGCAGAGAAAACGCGAGCTTGACAAGATGACCGAGCTGGGCCTGCCCCAGAACAACGGAAGCGCAAAAGAGAAAGAAGAAACCAAAGAAGATGAAGACGAAAAAGACGAAAAAGAAGACAAAGAAGATTAAAGTTTCAAACAGACAGTGTATGGCTATGCCCCACAGCCTGACTGTCTGCGTGGAAGAAAAAACAGGAGAAAAACATGCCAGATAAAAATACCTTTTTCAGAACCGATATAGCGCGAAGCAAAGATATTCGCGTTGATAAGAACACAGACGTTATAAGCGGCTTTGCCGTGGTTACCAAAGGAATAACGCATGATGAAAGGGGGGAATTTGACGATGCCGCATTAGATAGAGTTGTGGAGCTTGGCAATAAGTCCAAGCTCGGAGTTAAGTCTCGTTTTGGTCATCCCAACATGAGTTCAACTGCTCTTGGGACGTTTCTTGGCCGGGTTAAGAATTTTAGACGCGACGGCGATATTGTGCGCGCGGATCTGCATGTTGACAAGACGGCGCACTCGACGCCTGACGGAGATTTAGCGAGTTATGTTGTGAACCTTGCCGAAAGCGACCCCAACGCGTTTGGGTCTTCTATGGTTATTTATTGGGATGAGGAAAGCCGTGAGGAAAAAGACGAGAACGGAAATCAACTGCCGCCGTTTATTCGGGTAAAGAACTTATTCTCGGTGGATGTGGTTGATGACCCAGCGGCTAACAATGGACTTTTTGGGATGCCGTTCTTCTCAGAAAGCGTAAAGCCGTCAGCCGAGATGACAGCTTTTTTAGATAGATTCTTACAGGAACCGGACGCTGTTGGAAGCGTGATTGCGTTCTTGGAGAGGTATAGAGTGAATGAGAAAGCAGTAAAAACCGTATTAAAGAAAAAGGAGGTGGACAAAATGTTTGAAGAGTTGACAGTAGAAAAACTAAAGGAACAGCGAGCGGATATCTTTGACGCTATTCGCAAGCAGGGTGTCGAGGAAGGTGTAAAGCAAGGTGTTGAAGAAGGACAAAAACTCGAAAGAGAAAGAACTGTTGAGATACTCAAGAAGGCAGAGACGTTTAAGGATATGGGTTCTGCCGCTCTTGAAGCTGTCGAACAGGGAATCTCTTTAGAGCAGGCGACCATCAAGTTTCAGGATAAACAGCTTGAAGGTCTTAAAGCTTCTTCGACTAAAGGCGTTGGCCCGGACAATCCCGAGGATCCCCAGGATCCAAAGAAAAAGAGTCATCTTGAAAGGGCTAATGAATATAAGGAAAAACACAACTGCAGTCTGACCGAAGCATTGCAGAAGACTGCAGAAAAAAGACAGCAATAAAAAAAGGAGGACGAAAATGTCACAGTATAACATAGGTTCAAAAGCGTTTGTCGCGGGTGAAGCTTTAGAGGCTTACCGCAGAGTTAAGCTTTCCGCAGGAAGTGGATCGCAGGTTGAGTATGCTGACGCAGGCGACGAGTGCATAGGTATCACAGCAACTAAAGCCGCCCAGGGCGAGCATATAACCGTTGATTTAAAAACCAGAGGCCGCACGTTCAAAATGGTTGCGCTGGACGCTATCAGTGCCGGAGGCGACTTCTACGGTGCGGACGACGGAAAGGTTTCAAGCGTTGTCGCGGGTCCTGTTGTTGGTAAGGTGTTGGAGGCTTCTACCGACGACATGGAAGTAATCGAGGGATTGTTTGTTTAACGGAACTTAGGTTTTAAAAGGAGGGATTTAAAATGCCAGAATATCAAGGAACAAGAGCAATACCGAGACTCGAGCTGGGTGAAGCGGCCCTGGAGTTTATACACGCGCAGGATGAGTTTATCGGCACAAAGGTTCTGCCTATCTTTCCTACCAAAAAGAAGGCTAGCATTTTCCCTGCTATCACAAGGGAAAGTCTCACCCGGGACGCTGACACAAAGCGGGCGCCGAGAGGAAACTACAACCGAGATTCTTTTCAGGCCAAAGACAGGCAGTATGCTTGCGAAGAGCATGGTCTTGAAGGGCCTTTGGATGATTCAGAGCGCGAGATGTACGCAAGCGACTTTGATTCGGAGCTTACAACTGTGCAGATCGTAACCCGCAGGGTTCTTCAGGCTCAGGAAAAGCGTATCGCCGCCTCTGTTTTTAACACCACGACCTTCTCAGGAGTCGATCTTTTCACCGACTATTCCGCCGAGCCTTGGGACAATGCCTCAAGCGACGTTATCGCCCAAGTACGCGAGGTGCGGGAAAAGATAAGGAAAAACTGCGGTATGGATCCGGGAACGCTCATCATGAGCAAGGCGAACATCGACAGACTGCTTGCCAACTCTGGGATTAAAGGTGCGATTCAGTATGTGGCTCGGCTTACTGAAGCGGAGATCCTTAACGCTTTGGCGGATATCTTAGGCGTTAAAAAGATTGTTGTTGGGAAAGGCATCTACAACAGCGCCAAAGAAGGCAAGGCTTTCAAAGGGTCCGACATCTGGAGCGACGACTACGCCATGATAGCTGTGATTGGCGAAGGCCAGAGGCTTTCGGATCCTTCCATAGGAAGGACGTTCCTTTGGACTGCCGACAGCCCGGAGAACGCGACAGTTGAGCAATATAGAGACGACGCCGCAAGGAGCGATATCTTCAGGGTAAGACAGCATGTTGACGAAATCATCATCGATCCTCACTTTGCTCATCTTATGAAGGTTGACGCTTAAACTTAAAGGTAACTATGTATCCGGGGGCGTTAAGCCCCCGGGTGCTAACTAAAGGAGCTTGCCTGATGAGTTTTAAGGATCAATTGCCGCAGGATTCTATCAATACGTTTCTTAACAGCGGTGAATTCGCCGAAGAGATTACCTATGCTCCCTCGGGCGGAGTTCCTAAAACCATTAAAGCGGTAGTAGTGCGTGAAGGTCTTGAGCCGTCTTCTGAGAACGCCAGCCGTTCTTTAAGAAAACAGGCGGAAATCTATTTTGTGAATGACGATGTTAATGGAGTCACTGCGATAGACAAAAAAGACGACCGCATTACGCTTAATGATGTTGAAGGCACAGCCAGAGAAGCTCGGATAAACGAAGTGCTGGCTAGCGACGAAGGCATGTGGCATTTAATTGTGGGGTGGTAATGTAATGGCAAAAGTTTGGACAGAAATAGATAAATACGCGCTTGAGAGGGCAATAAAGATTGCGCCAAGGATACTAAAATTTGAGCTTGGAGATGGCTTTGACAGGATCAGCAAGGGCTTTCTAAAAAGATTTAGAAAGCAACAACTGCAGGGCCCTCCGGGAGTGCGTGGCGCCTCAGGCTACGGTCTTTTTGGCACGTTTAAACGGACGTTTTTGGTTTCATCCTCTATCGAAGGGATGGGAGTTCGTATTTTCTCGGATTCAAAGATCGCCAAGCTTCATGAGACCGGCGGCATTGTAAAGGATCCCAGCGGCGGCAGGCTTGCCGTTCCCCTGTCGGTAAGGACGCAGATGTTTACCGCGCGCGGGAAGCTTAAAACCAAATTCAGACGGCCAAAGACTTTAAAAAATGTACAGCCAATGAGGTTTAGAGGAAAGACCTTTCTTGCGAAGGTTACTAAAAGAGCAAAGAAGATTCTGCCGTTGTTTGTGTTAAAAAGACAAGTTCGGCTTAAGCCCAGACTTGGTTTTTACAGGACGTGGTAC